TTTCTAGACACGGTTTTGCATTTGTTATGGACAGAGAGTTAGGATTAGATTATGATAAATCAGAGCAGAAAAACATTGCTAAAACTCAACTATCCAACCACAGAGCTATCCAATATGCATTTAATGATGTCGACAAAGTTCTAGAACTTGTAAAAGAGCTAGGTCGAAAACTCAAAGAATCCAAGTCGGTGGGCACGTTCAAACTTCATTGTAGATATATAAAAGCACTTGCTTATATGGAGCAATGTGGTATGCCTGTATCTCTTGATAAGTGGAAAGATAAAATAGAAAAAGATAAACTTGTTTTACAAGAAGCAAGTAGGGAAGTGGTAGAGTATGTCTATGACAACCTCCCTAAGTTTAGAGACATACAAATAGATATGTTCGATACGTCTAAACGTATCATACCTATGCTGACATCTCAACAACAAATGATTCCTGTATTTGAAGCATTTGAAATAGAATTGAGAGATGCTGATGACCATCCCGATAAAAGAACACTAAACAAAGATGTGCTTAAAAAAAGTAACCATCCTTTTGTAGAGATATGGTTACGGTACAAGCAAGCAGAGCACGATGTGAGTACCTATGGAGAAAACATATTAGATAAAATAGATGATGGAAGAATATACACAGACTTCAATCCTGTGTTAGATACAGCACGTATTTCAACAAGGAGGGGAGGAGTAAACATACTTAACTTCCCTGCAAACCAACGAACAAGGGAGTGCTTTGTAGCGAAGCAGGGCTACAAAATGGTCGTAGCTGACTACGAAGGTCAAGAGAATGTGGTAGGAGCCGACCTTCACAAAGATGCAGTTATGATTGCATCCATAAAAAATGGTGATGATTTGCACTCTGCATTCGCACGATTAATATTTCCCGAATTAAAAGAATTAACTGACGATGAAATTAAAAACAACCATAAAGATAAAAGGCAGTTCTCAAAGGCACCCCGCTTTTGTTTTTCGTATGGCGGTACAGGCTTTACAGCGGCTAAAAGCCTTAATATACCAGTAGAAGAGGGAGAGAACCTTGAAAAGTTATATAGAGAACTACATCCAGGAGTTTATGAATGGGGAGAAAGAAAGCTAGCCGAAGCAATGTCATTAGGCTACATAGAGTCTGCTGATGGGTTTAAACTTACACTACCATTTTATGATGAGTTTGAAGAGTTACATCAATGGATGGAAAGTAAAGACTCAGAATTTTGGGTTAAATACAAAGAAGGCAAAGAGCAGGTGAAACTTAGAACTGAAGCAGAAGAGAAAGGTGAAGAGTTCAGAGTAACAAATGCTGCATCATTAGAACACTATGAAAAAGTGAGACCAAAGCTTTCTAAATACTTTTCTCGAAGAGGTAAGTACTTCAGGTTGTCTTTAAACAATCCTGTTCAAGCTACCTCTGCTCATCAAACAAAAAGAGCAGCCTCTTTACTTTTTGAACACATTGTTAAGAATGGTCACTTTGGAAAAGTTAAAATATGCAATATACCCCACGATGAATTTGTGCTTGAAGTAGAGTCAAGTTTAGCAGACGAATATGGAAAAGTTTTAGAGAAGTGTATGATAGATGGAGGAAATCACTACCTTAGTAGTGGATTAGTGGAGATGGGGGCAGAAGCCAATATTGGCAAATCATGGTATGAAGCAAAATAATTATGGAACATAAAGTAAATATGATTGATTGGAAATTAGTATTGATTACTATATTGATGCTATGGGTTTGGGTTTCGCTAGATAGCAAGACTGTAAACAATTATTACGATATAGAGACTGCTATAATTGTAGATTCTACGTTTGATTTAGATACAGCAGTGCTTATGGGTGATACGTTGTATGATTCTACGTATTCGTGGGATAGATTGCATTACAGGGACTATGATACACCTGACACTATAGAATTACCTTTAATAGCTTATGAGGATGAGTATTGTTACCCTGTAGATGGGACAATGACAAGCAGTTACGGTTGGCGTTGGGGTAGAAGCCACAACGGTATTGACATAGCATACAACAATAGGGACACAACGAGGAGTATGTTCCCTGGAGTAGTTAGGTACTCAAGGAGAGGATGGAACGGAGGATATGGGCATCTAGTTATAATAAGACACTTTAATGGCTTAGAGACTTACTATGCTCATCACAGAAAATTATTTGTAGAACAAGGAGATACACTAGAAGCAGGGGATGCAATTGGGCTAGTTGGGTCTACAGGTCATTCCACAGGACCACACCTCCATCTAGAAACAAGATTCTTAGGTGTGCCTATTAACCCTGAGCTAATTATCAACTTAGATGATTCAACTCTTGTCAGTGATAGTATTAATTTAATTAAAAAAGGTAGACACTATATTACTCATGGGGTATAAAATCATAAAAAAAGTTAAAGTACACTCTCAATTACCTTCTTCTAGCGTATATTTGTTAGATAGTATGGGAGTTGTACTAAATTTAGAATCGAAAGAAGAGGCTAAAAAACTAGTAGACCTCTTGAATGTTAACGCAGACAACAATACTGAGTATAGTGTCGCAAAGAATAAATAGTATGGGTGATTCAAAAAGACCTAAGTTCTACAACAAGGATATAGAAACGTGGGATTATATCGCAGCTCACAACTTGGATTTCTTCGAAGGAAATATTATCAAGTATGTGACTCGCCACAAATCGAAGAATGGTTTGGAGGACTTGGAGAAGGCAAGAGTTTATTTAGATAAACTGATTTCAATAACTTATAAAGATTATAATTATGATTTACAGGATGGGAAGTAGAGGACGAATGGTAATGGAGATTCAGTCCTTTTTAGGTGCTGTCGATGTAGATGGCATATTTGGTCCTCACACAGAGGATGCAGTAAAGACCTTTCAAAAGGTCAGAGGTTTAGTGGTTGATGGGCTTGTTGGTCCTAAAACACTAGAAGCAATGAGTTTGCTAGATACGGATTTGACCGTAGACAAAGCTATCGACTCAAAGTTTGCTTATGATACGCACTATCTGCCTACAGGAGAGTATCTAAACGGTCCCACTACAAAGGAGTATGCGTTCTTGCATTTTACAGCAGGTTGGCACAATCCTTACAAGTGCATTGACAACTGGGGCAGAGACAGCAGAGGACGTATCGCAACTGAGTTTGTTTTGGGAGGTCCTTCTATCAAAGGTGACGATGATACCTACGATGGTAGAATGGTACAGGCATTCCCATCAGGAGCGTATGCTTGGCACATCGGTAGAAATGGTTCTCAGTATATGCACGAGCATTCTGTAGGATTGGAAATTTGCAACTGGGGCTACCTCAAAGGAGGTAAGACTTGGGCAGGTGTGAAAGCAGACCCTTCTCAATTTGTAACTTTAGCTGAACCTTTCAAAGGTATGAGTCAGTGGCACAGGTTCTCAGATGCACAGATAGAGCAAGTTCGGGAGTGGTTATACTTCATTGCTGAGAGAGATGGTATCGATATCCGTGAGGGACTTCCTAAGTGGATTAAGCAAGAAGGTGCAAAGGCTTTCGAATGGAAAGAAGAAGCATACAGAGGTCTTATCAAAGGTGTGCTATCACACACTAACACAAACAAAGGTAAGTGTGATATTCATCCACAACAGGAGATGATGGATATGTTAGTGAGTCTGTAATGAAGAAGATAGGCCTCAACATGATTGTAAAAAACGAGAGCAAGGTTATTAAACGGCTCTTGGACAGTGTAGCCCCCATAGTTGATTGGTACACTATAGTTGATACAGGTTCCTCTGATGATACCATAGATATAATTAAAAGTGTCATGGACACACATGGTATAGAGGGCGAAGTTGTCAGTCATGAGTGGGTCAACTATGCGGATGCTCGCAACAAAGCACTAGAACAACTCAAAGGTAAAGCTGAGTGGGGGTTTTGGATTGATGCTGATGAAGAAGTTATTTTAGATAACTTAAATATGTCAGCCTTACTTGAACAGCTTTCAAAGTGTAATAATTTAGGTGTGGAGGTGAAATATAGTGGAACTGTCTACACTCGTGACCAATTTTTCAGAGCAAATGAGGATTGGAAATGGGTGGGGGCAGTTCACGAATATATGACTTTAGAAAACGGTGTGGTTATAAATGGTGGCAAAGCAGAGGGCTTTCACGTAAAGGTAAACTCCGATGGAGCAACTTGGAATGAGTCCACGCAAAAGAAGTACAAAGACCACGCTACTCTCTTACTAGATTACATTAAAGAAAACAAAGACCCACGTTGGGTGTTCTATCTTGCTAACTCTTACAGAGATGCAGGTATACTTACACAAGCATTAAGGTGGTACAAAGAGAGGCTAACTATGGAAGGGTATTGGGAAGAAAAGTATATGTCCCAATTGAGAATAGCTGAGATACTACAAAAAACTCACAAAGGTGAGTGGATTGAAGCGTATCTAAAATGTTCAATGATAGACCCTAATAGAGCAGAACACTATATTCCAGTTCTCAGATACTTCTCTCAACAGGGGAACCATAGTGCATCTTATGCTTTAGCTAAGTATGCTTGGGACAATTGTTCCAAAAACCCTTTTCCCAACTCTAGATTATTTGTATTAAGCTCAACATATGATTGGGAGCTTTTAGATTGTCTAATGATTAACTGTTTCTATTTAGGTAAATCAAAAGAACTAAAAAAACTAGTTGATGAAATGAGCAGGAGAATTGAAAACAATTTAGTACCTTTGTCAGAATTGGAACGAATAAGTAAAAATAAAGAGTATTATGATGGAATTTGTTAACATAGGAATTATCATTACTATAGTATTTGTAGTAATAGCGATAATGGACTGTTTATTTCCTGACAAAAAGGACTAGCTATTCTAATAGTAAAAACAGTAAAATTAAAATATAAAAAAGCATGTACATAAATTTTGATGTGCTAAACGCATCCAACCTAACATACGAAACATTAATCTTACTTGTTGCAATCAAACAAAGTGATTGCGACAAATTAGACATGGATAGTGAAACAATAGAAGACAATGTTAACTTGCTACTTAGTGAGGGAATGATTGCCCACCGTAAGTCAGATAATTGGTATAAAATAGCAAAGAAGGGAACAGCGTTCCTAAGAGATATAGGAATCGCAGGTATCAGCGATGAGGTAAAAGCTAACTTTCTTAAAATAGCCCAACTCTATAAAGACTACGGACGTAATATAGGTAGTGCTAACAAGGCACTAAAAGTTTTCGCTCAGTTTGTAGAAGAAACAAATAATTTGTTTACCTTTGACCAAATAGTCGAAACAGTAGAAGATTATCTAATGAGCAGTGAGCCTCAGTACACAGCAAGGTTAGACTTATTTATTTGGAAACCTGCTAATGCTTACGCTCGTAAGTTCACAATCGAAGACAGCAGACTTTACACAAAATGCAGAGAATATGCCAATAGTATCAGCTAAACAGAAAACAGACGAGGCTGTAAAGAGTATAGCCAAATTTCAATCAGGTCAAATAACCCCTATATCTACAGGTTTTCCTTGGCTTGATAAACACTTACTAGGAGGGTTCCTACCATCTACTATAATGACTATTGGGGGTCTATCTAATCACGGTAAGACATATTTGATGCAGAAGCTAGAAAACTACGTTCTTGATACATCTGAGGACGTTGTATTGCTACGATGTAATTGGGAGTCAGCGGTGTACAAGCTTCTTCTTAGAAAGATAACGCAGAAGACAAATATGAAGATGTCAGAGGTCTTGTTTAACCTTCCTGAAGGGAAAAACCTAGAGGACATTAAAGAGATATGTCAACAAGAGAGAAGAGATGGTCTATTCTACTCCGAAGAACCTGTGACAGCTTGTCAGTTCGGAGAGGAGGTGGCAACATTTTTGCATAAGAACGTAGACAAGAAGGTCATGATAACAATCGACCACGTTGGCCTGGTGAAAGGAAGAGAGAAGTCTGAGATAGATGCCCTTTTCGAAGAGATGAATAAGCTCAAGAAAATGCATCCTTATGTTTTCTTTGTTCCTCTGATGCAACTCAAAAGAGACCTTCTTGATAGAGTTGGCAACCACCCATCAGAAGCACCTCGCCAGTTAGATTTCTACGGTTCTGACCAACTGTTTCAGTTGTCAGACCTAGTAATGGCTGTATACAACCCTTATAAGGTTGGGTCAGTCGGCAAGTATATGGTGTTCTCCAAGTATGGATACGAATACGTAGACATGGAGTTCATAGTAGAAGGAGGGGGAAAATATAACCACTTCAAGCCCGAAGGTAATTACTTTTACCATATGCTTAAATCAAGAGATATTGAAGACATGGAAGGTTTCGAAGACGTATGGGTCGAGAAACTATTCGATGTAAAAGAACCTGAAGATGTGGAAAAAACGTCTGAAGAAGTTACAGATAGTTTAGAAGACATTCTGTAAATTTGTATTTGTATTTTTAAATTTAAAAACCAAATGTTATGGCTAACAAAGCTAACACAACTCCTCCACAAGAGGATAATTTCGATTACGGTTCTATTGAGAACCATATGTATTTACCTGACACTGAGTTAACTATCTACGGTGCAGAGATGATGCAACTTAAAGGTAGACTTGAGAAGTTCTTACATGACAATACTCAGGCTGTCTTTGGACCTGATAACCAACCATCAGGACACTTCTTACAGCCTTACGCTAAAGAAGTAGCAGAAATCTATGGTATGGTGTACCGCACTCTCCACAGACGTTTCTATGAAGACGGTAAG